CCAACCATCTTTAACAGTTGCAGTTACTTTTCCACTAGCAGTTGTTAATGTAATGTTTCTTGCTGTTGTTGCAACTGCATCATTAACAGTAAAGGTTGCAGTTTGTGTCAATCCTCCACCAACAACAATTACTGTTGCAAGTCCAGGTTTCGTTCCAATTGCTGTAAATTCTTCTCCGCTTCCGATAGTAACAGTCTTCAAATCTCCTGTTAATGGACGAACAGTAGGTGCAGAAGTTCTAAGAACAACTCCGTCAGATGCAGTAACAACAAGTGCTACTCCAGAGACAGAAGTTCCTGAAGCATTCTTTAATGATGTTGCAATGGTTACTGCAGATGCAGTTCCTGCTGTTGTTGCTTGAACATCTTTTAATACTTTAACAGTCTCTGTGCTTCCACCAGTTAGTGTTAGTGAGGCATATGATCCCGTTGCAGAATAGGTAACTGTAAGAACATTTGCAGATGTTAGCAAACCAGTTGAAGTTCCTGGCGCAGTAACCTGAATGGTCAATGCATCAACAAAGTTTGTTGTTGAAGTGCTTGAATCTTTAAATGTAATTGTTGCATCTCCATTAATATCAGTAACTGAAGTTGCAATTGTTGTTCCAAAGTTTCTGCTTGAAGAAGACAATGTTCCAGTAACAAAATAATATTGCTGAGCAGTGTCAAAGTTATTTTTTACATTAATCTTAAGGCTTGTGGTATCCCCACTCTTAACTACAGAGTTTGTAATTGATGCACTTAATAGTGATGTAGAAATTCCTGTTGTTCCTAACGCACCTTGAGAAACTGAAGGAGCAGTATACGTTACTGTAACAACAGAGTTTCCTGTTGCTAGGGCAACTGTAATTGTAAATGATCCACTAGCAGTAGTAGCAGAAGTAACATATGTTCCAATTCCATTAGTTCCAATAACTACTGGATATGTTCCATTTGTAATTCCAGCAACGCTAGAAGATGTAATCTTAGCATTAACAATAGATCCTGCTGTTCCTGTAATTGACCAACCAAGTGTTGATGCAGAAGAGGTACTAGCAAAATATGTTGTTGATGTTGGTGTCTCAATTGCAACTGGAGCAACATACTTAACTGTAGATGTTGAAACTCCGATAGCACTTGAAAGAGCAACCTTTGTTGCAGTTGCTACTGGATTTGTTGTAAATGTTACGACTTTGGCAACTGATGGAGTTAAAATTCCACCCAAGTTAAATGTAAGAGCAGAACTTGTTGAACCAGTGTGCTTAGCATGAAGATCATAAGATCCTGTTGATGCTGTAAGTGAGTCTGTTGACTCTAAGAATGTGTTTGTTGTTGGTGTTCCAGATCGGGAAGCGGTTGTTAAAACACTTCCTGGAGCAGTTAACTTACCTTTTGTTACAGTTAACGTTTCTGTTGATCCAACTGCAATAGTTGAAGAAACTGTAATTCTTTCTAGAGAATTACGAAGTAGTGTTGGAATACCATTGGTATCTTTAAGTGTAATTCCAAGATCGACTGAAACATCTCCTGCTGTTACTAAAGAAGAAGAACTTGTTTCTAATGAAACTGGAGTTCCTCCAACCTTAACATCTGCGGTAAAGTAAGCCTCTCCACCATCAATGGTTGAGTTTCCGCCAATTGTGTTTCCCACGTTGTCAATCCATAATAAAATTTTATAAGTTCCTGGAGTTCTAAATGCGTTTGACAAAACGCTTACAGAATCAACCGTAACTGTTTCATCACTTCCGCCTAGAACAACAGTTGCTGCAGTATTGTTTGATAAAGTTGCAAGAGCCACAAGAGTGTCTCCAACTGTAATTTGAGTTGTTGCGTCTACTGTTGCTGGTGTTGGATTTGAAATAATACGACCACGAACAGTTACTGTTTCGCTTGCTCCAGATGTATCTGAAAGAGCAATCATTGAAACAGAGACCTTGTTATCTGCTGCAGTTGCTGATGCAACGCCATTAGATAATGATGATGAACGGTTTGGAACGGTATCTACTGATAGAATTCCAGTAATTGCTGCATTGGCTGGGGCTGATGTAATTACAGACACTCCAGACAGGGCAAGCGCACTAACTGCTGTAACAGCAATCTTTTTAAATAAGTTCATTTTTCTCCTATAAGTTAACATGATTTTAGCCTTTATGACTATACCTTATTATAGCAGATATATGAGAACTGCGTCAAATTAGGTTTTCCTTGATCAGTTTTAAGGTTCTTTTTTTAAGCCCTGCTTTTTCAAATTTATCATATAAATATGGCAAAGACCTATTTGGGTCATATCTTTTATAGGTTGTTGTTGTAAACATGATATCTTTTAATTCTTGATTAGTGGCAAACCTTTTTAATCTTACGGGCTCATCAGTTAAAAATTTAATATACATGATTGGGTCTCCTTTTAAAGAAACAATAGTTTTGTCGCTATTGTCATAAAATTGTAACGCTGCATTTACTGGTCTAAACCAACCATTAATATTAAAAACTCCTGGAGAAATGTATCCATTTTTACAAAAAGTATTCTTATGCATAAAAGGACTTAGGATTTCCATTTCTAATGATTGTTCAGAAAAAAATATATAAGATGGGGTATAGTTAAAATTATAAGCATTTTCTACTTGTAAAAGCCTAGTCTGCAACATGTGATCTAATTTTTTGTTGCCAAAATTTAAAACTTTATTTTTTTCAATTCTAATGTCAAGATCAAAAGGATTTTTCATTAAGTACATATTTTTTGTATATTGTAAAAAAGACTTACAAGCAAAAATAGTATCTATTTTATTTTTATTTTCATGTTGTTTTAAATCAAGATATACGGAAACTAAACTTTCTATCATAATTTCGTTTAGGTTTTCTTGAAAAGGTTCGTTTCCCAATTTAAATGTGTCGAGTGGATCGACTGCATAGTAGACGGTAATCATAATAAATTAAACTTTCCCAAAAATTCTTCAACATCTTTTGGCATTTGCATATTACGTCTATCTTCTCTTTCTTGAAACTCCTGCTTATTTCTTTCTTTTGCAGCACTACCCCAAGTGTGTATTTCAATTTCTAAATCTAAATCTTTTTGTGTATGTGCTATCGCTCCATAAACTGCACCACAAACAGCATCTGCCAAGTCTTTAGATGACTTACGTGGGTGGTCTACTCTATTACCTTTCATAATTTTTAACTCAGAAAGTTCTTGAAGCAATAGATCAATCTGTGGCATTGCAACTCTCTCTTCATAAACCATCATTGCTAAATCCTCATAATGTTTTTTAGCAACTGAGACTGTGTCTGTTCTTATTCCAACAGCCTTAAGTTCATTTTGAATATCAAACGATTGCCATCTATCAAAAGATACAATACCAATGTTAAATCCTTGCCTTCTTAGGTTAATGATCCATTGTTTTACTTCAGATAAATTTACTGGTCCCTCGATTTTTGGCTCCCACCAAGCAACGGCATCCACAACAACAACTGGTGCAACCTGTTCATAGTCTTTAATAACTTGAATGTTAACCCATTTATCAACGTGTGCAATTGCAACAGCACACTTATCGTGTTTCTGTGCAAGGTCTGCGTGTATATAATATGTTTTGTCTGGGTTTGGTTTAAAAGATTCATCAAACCTTCTATTAGAGTCTAATGGGTTTCTTAGCGTCATACACTTAACCAACTTATCTTTTTGTTTAAAGAATGCATCTGATGAAAATGTTGGGATACATGCAAAGCGCATCATTGCATCACCTAAGTCTGTATAGAATGCATGTTTAAAATCTTCAATACTTCTTGTTGGGTTTACTTCCCATGTTGGTCTTTTTAATGCTAATATTCCAGGAAATTTATATGAAATAATATAATCTTCATCCCAGGAAATTTCAAATGAATTGTCTGGGGTGTCTCCTAGTTCTGGATTTAAAATAAACTTGTGGGTTCTTTCAACAACTTCTTTTTCAGCAATTACACTATCATATTTTTCTGATATAAAGTCTCCTGGATATCTTGGAAACGAAAGCAATACAACCTTGCCAAGATCTGGAAAACGAGAGTCTACAGAACCACGAAAGGCTTTGTAAATGTTTTCTGCAGTCTTTCCTTGTTCATTACCAGTTCCAACTTCAGAAGCAAATCCAGAAATTTCATCAAGTACTGCAAGCAATAAGTTTAAACCTTCATGTGATTCTCTTTCTGAGTGTCCAGAATAAACTGTTATTGATTGATCGAATTCAATAGAGTCTGCTTTTGCATTATACTTTCCTGCAAACCAAGGAGATTTTTCAATTTTATTTTTAAAACCTTTAAAAAAAACGTTCTTTGCTTGTTGAGCATTTATAGCAACGTTGATAAGATCTATTGCGTCTCCGCTTGGTTTTCCGAAGTATCTTGCGGGGTCTTTAAGACATAATAACTTATAAACAATATAGGCACAAGCCACAGTCGAAGTAAAGTCTTTGCCACTACCCTTCCCAAGTTGTAGAATAATTTCGTTTTTAGTAAATTTGTCATAATATTTTTTACCTTCCACTGTTCCCATTATTTTTTCTAAATCTTCTTGCTTATATATTTGACTCATTGCTTCAACAATTTCATATTGTATTTTTGATAATGGTGGTTGACCTAAATAATTTGGAGATTCAATAAATGTTTTTGCATCTACTGGCACCTCTAAAAAATTATTATCTTCAAGTACTTCTAGAAACTCATTGAACATCGTGGACAATTGTTATTACCTCATTATCTTTAGCAATAGACGACAACCTTTTCATAATTTCATCTCTTACTTGTGGGTACTCAGAAGCAATATCACGTAATATGCCAATCAATACTTCTTGTTTTTGTTCAACCTCTAGGATCTCTTCTGCTAGTTCTTTATTTTCTAACAGCCCTGCCTTTTGTAGCATATCAATTCTTTTAGATTCAATATCTAATACTAATTTAATTGCATTAGTCTTTGCTCCAAGATTATTGTTTAATCCAGCCTCATCAATAACTTCGTAGGCTTTAGAAATTAACTTACCGTAATGCTGATCTGCTGCTGCTAGTGCTTCTTTAGCCCTGCCTCGAATGGCATCGTTGGCAGAAGCCATAACCTTCCACTCATTTATAAGTGCAACAACTCTAACTCTAGGCATACTTAAATCTTTTGAAATCTTGGTTGGGTCGCTACCCTTTAGGTATTCTTCTACTACTTTATTTATTTGATCTAAGTGTTCAATAAGTTCTACTTCAGTTGACATGATTTATTCCTTCAATTCTATAGATTTCATCTTGAATATAAAAAATTGCTTTCTTTAAATCTTCAACATGTTTCTCTTCGTTTTTTAATCCTGCTCTCCAAAGATACTTAATAGCGTTACCTATATTAAAATTTCTATGTCTAGTTATTTCTAGACACTCGACGCCAGATGGATCGCTAGTGTAATGCTCTGGATGGCTAACTTGATCAACTGTAATTTTTAAATGATCGCTCATCGCTTAGACTTCCTCAATCCAAATTTTGCAAGGTAAACGTAAACAGTCTCTATTGTACATCCACACTCCTTAGCAATCTCCTCTGGAGTCTTTTTATCCATAACATATCGTTTACGCATAAAGACTTCTGATGTATACAGTTTAGCAGCCATATCGTTATTTGTCAACTTCGTTTAAGTTAATATCATAATCAAATCTATCTGAGTTTTCCATAATCCATTTATCTTGATTTTCAACATCATATTTTCTTTCATTGATTATTCTGTCAATTAAGTATTCTTTTTCAAGAGTAAATGATGGTTCATAGATACGAACTCTATTATTAGGTTGAATAGCAAAGTTTCCATCGTCTCTTTGTATAACATGCCCACACTTATGGTCTGCTGGACTTTCTGAATACCCATCATCTAAAACATTTGTATCTGGGTTATGCCAGTCCAATGTAAACAAATATGTTCCCTTATGCATTGTTTTTGTTCTATCTATATAAGACATTCTAAGGTTAGTTAAATTTTCAAACTGAGTTACAGCAATATGATGACTAAAAGAATTCCACAAAACTAAATTGTGAAGATCTGCTTCAGGAACTCCTGGCTCTGTACAGAAAGCAGAAATTGGAAGCCTCCACCAAAGACCACCATCTGGCATCATTATATGAAATAGTGGACTTCTAGACTTTAAACTTGAAACACCAAAGACTACGCACTCAAAATATTTGTCGTGACTGTCTTTATGATTTCTTAAATAGTTTCCTCTTACATAACACGAAATCGGTGGTATGTTTGCATTTAACTCTGGCATTACTTGTCAACTCCTATTGCTTTATCCCAGTTTTTTATAGCCCAATGCCCAATACCACAAGCATCTGCTACATCGTTGTCAGTTATAGATCTATCATACTGCATATTAATAAACCTTATTGTTCTTTCTTTGCGTAAATTTCTTTCATAGGTTTTATACCAAGACTCTGACTTTCCAGGATTTGCTAATCGTATGGCAAACTTTTCATCCTTATCAATTTTTTTATTACCAATAAAGTTTTGCCATGTTATTGGAGAAACTGTTCCTATAACTTTTGTGCCAGTTAATCCTGCTGCTCCTAACAAGGCTCCTTGAACAAGTGCTAAATCTGCAGCAACCTTTGGACTATTCATAAACACGGTATGTTCAATAACTATGGCTTCAAACCCTCCATAATGATCTAAAAATGATTTAGTTTTATTGCATGCATCCATAACCTTTTCATAATTTGTGTTACCTTCAAAATTAATTTTACCAACTGTCCCAAGAATTTCATTCTCAAATAAAGCAAATGCAAGGCTGTTTGTACTAGCATCAATAGCGCATATTTTTTTTGGCTTAATAGCAAAACCCCATTTATTCTTGTTCATACTGCATATAACCTTTAATTTGATTAAGCATTCTATGTAATTCTTTTGGATCTACCGTGCAATTTGGACAATAGTTAACATCGTTGTACATTGAAAGGGTAGTTCCACAACCTCTGGCACATTTTCTATCTTTGCCAATTCTTTTTTTTCTTTTATTTAATGCCTGCTTGTTAGCAATTTTTACTTTTGTTGCTTCATTTCTACAAGTTGGACTACAGTAAATTTGATAACTTACTGTAGCATCAAACATATTCTCGCACCAACTACACGGCTTCACTTAGACCTTCTAGTGGAGCAATTTTAATTACTCCTGGTCCTGCATCAGCGCAGGCCTTTTGGACTGGACAAGCCTTACAAATTTTTGAATTTGCACGATAGTTTTTATTAGGAAGAGTTCGATTTTCCCAAGCCTTGCGTACTTCTCTTAGCCAGTTAAATGTATTGTCTATCCATTGTCTGTAGTAATCATTTACACTTACTGGAATTGCAAGAAGTTCATGGTTATTTTTATTTTCATATAGTAACACTCCATCTTTTTTCTTAAGAATTTTCATATACAAAAGTATTTGAATAAGATGGCCCTTTTTAGCCTTATTCATTCTTTTATAATATTGAAACGCTTCTTCTCCGCATGTTTTAATTTCCAATACAACTTCTTCATCATTAATAACTAAAATACCATCTCCATATCCAAAGATTGGAGGATCTTGGTTACTAATTTTAAATTCAGTTGTTGGCTTGCCAGTTTTTTCATCAGTAAATACTTTTGCTATTCCAGAATTAAGAATTGCGTCTTGAATTCTTCCATGAGATAAAGTACCATTACCCATATTTGCAGCAGAGAATGGAGTAGTTAAGTCATCAAACTCGTTGCCGTCAAAGGCTAAGTACCAATATCTAGCACACTCACCAAACCCATAAGCGATTGTTGATGGAGCAAATGTTTTCTTTTGAACAAACTTTTTATCACGACCTACAAGATAACCTTTTTCAATAGCCTCAACTAAAGATTTAGTATCTATGTGACTTTCTGCCTTTATTTGCTTTACCATTACTTGTTGTAGTAAACTTTTAGTCATTATATTCCTTTGTTTAGATAAGTATACACTATCTGGTGATATATTTCAATGCTGATACTAAATTGTTTACTGCCTCTGCTGCAGTATAGTAAATGTTTTTCTTTCCCCTGTTACTTTTGTCAACATTTGCCATCCAGGTTGCCTTTAATGCCAATTTAGCAGCAATGGCCTGAAGCCTAACAATTTCTAAGGTTGCAACTTGAATAGGAATATCTGGTTTAATAATAAGTTTAGCAATCATAGTTAGTGCAGTTGTAAGGTCTTCATCTTGCATAAACTCTGCTATATCTGACAGATCATTAAGTTGTTCTAGTGTTGTATTTTCCATTATATTAAACCCTTCTCGTATTTTATTGATAATGATTTTTGAAGAATGTTTCTTTGTAAAATAACTTTTGAATCTAAATCTTTTAAAGTATTTGTTTTGTCAGAAAATTGAAAGAAAATCATATCAACATAATCTAAATTTTTAAATATTTTTTTTGTTCGCCAATGAACTTGATTTGTACCAGAAAACACTAACGCTTGATTATTTTTTAAAATATATTGATTTTTTTCAATGACTATTGGCCAGTCTGTATTACTATTCAACTGTATGTCAAATGTTAGTCTTTCTTTTTTAAAATTAGAATCTGTATGTGGTTTTAATTCTGGAATTCCATAATCTAAAGAATATTTAGCATATGAAATGCTTTCAAGTTCTAAATTAAAATTAGAACATTTATTTGCTTTTTTTATAACTACATCAACCAGTTCTTGTTTTATTTTTAAAGGGCAGGGCTCGTTGTTTATGTCTGTGTTTTTTTTAAAATAAAGAGGAACATATGCTCTTCCCATGTTTTGAATTATAGGATTATTTTGTAATTCAATATCAATGCTTTGATATAATAAATTTAAATCTTTTTTAGAAAAAACATTATCAACAATTATATTTTCTTTTATTAAACGTAAGTTATTTGTTGTCATTGTTTTTCTCCAAAATTTGTTCTAAAACTTCTAATTCTATTATAGCAAGTCTTATCTTTTTATGCTCTTGTCCCATCACAACAACTATTGCTGGATCGCTTTTATTTTTAATTGCATCAGTGGTTGCTTTAGCCCAAACTTTTTCATTAAGAGTAAATGATTTGCTAACTTCTTTAAAATCTACTGTAAAATTTTTCCACGTGGCATCTCCTTTGTGAGTGTTTCTACCACTATTCTTGTGTTGTTTGGCACCTAATCTTTTTGATTCTGATCTCTCACTCATCTTTATAATCCTTTTTTCCTTTTGGAATAAGACTAACTTTTGATATATGTTTTTTAGTACACATCCAAGTTAAATCTCTTGTTTCTGTCCATAATCTACAAACAATAACTTCTTCATTACATTTTTGACAAACAAACTTTCCTTTATATGTAGAAAAATTGTTAAGCATTCTCTACCTTTAATTTTAGTTGTTCTTGTAAGTCTAAGTCTTCTCTTACTCTATCAATGAATGCATCTCTACCTTGAACTTTTGTGCCATCATCAAGTTGATACCAAGCACCAGTTCTATTTACCATACCCATTTGTTCTGCGGTATTAACAAGATCGCCTATCTTATCAATCCCAATATCATTACCTCTAAAATAAAAATCATACTCACCAGACTGAAAGCCAGGAGAGGTTTTAGAGAATTGTAATTCCCATCTAATTTTTCTACCAATTTTTTCTTCAATTAATTTATCTCCTATTTTAATTTTTCCCTTGATTGCTTGATTGTCTGATTCCGATGAGAATAGTTTAATAACGCAAGAGGAATAAAACTTAGTAGCCTGCCCACCAGAAGGCTGCTGACTAGTATACATAGCGTTAATATTATTACGAGACTGAGAAATAAGTACAAGCATAGTCGGCTTAACTTTGTTATTAGCATAGTTAAGCATCTTCCAAGCGTTGCTAAAGTCACGAGACTCTGCTCCAATCTGTTTTGTATTTTCTAAAGCCTTCATATCATCTGTATCTTTTTCAAAGTAAATGGCAGGAAGCATTGATGTAATACTATCAATTACAATTAAATCAACTCCAGCATTGATAAGACCTACTCCTACATCTACCATATCGCTAATTGTTCGTGCTTGTGAATAGATTAGTTTTTTTGGATCTACCCCAAGTTTTATAGCCCAATCTTCTGAGTATGACATTTCTGAGTCAATCCATGCACAGATTTTTCCTTCTGCTTGTGCCATTGCAATCATTTGTAGACACATAGAGGACTTTGCACTTGACTTGCTACCCCAGATCAAAACCTGTCTTCCATACGGTAAACCGCCACCAAGAGCCTTGTTAAGACCATAACTGGGAGTAGGCTGGTATTCAAAAGTAATTCCTTCTCCAGTACCCAAACGTTTTCTAAGTTTAGGATCTAGTAATGCTAAAACATCTTCTACGCTAACTGACATGAACATCCTCCAAAGTTATAGTCCCATCTTTTGTTTTGCCAAAATCAAACTTATAGGTATTGCCCTCTTTAATATGCATATAGGCTTTTGCAAAAGATGTTGGGAATACTGTTATAGAATGTAAGTCTCTTGATGAATCTGCTAAAGTTAATAATGCCATCTTCTTTCCAGTTTTTGTTGTTCTTGGTTTAAATGATATCACAAACATCTCTTCTTCTGCAAATGGCAATTGCTTATAATTTAAAAATCTAACTAAAGCATTCGGTGAAGTTTTAATTTCATCAACTGGTATAGCAGAAACAATTCTATTATCAGATGCTAATAACAAATAAGTTTTACCAATCTCAATAGTGGTGTTTTCATCATCAAATATTCCAATTGATCCCGTTTTGTCTAACACATCAACACGAGACCATCCTGTGCCTCTTTTAATTGATTTAATCATTCCCATTAAAATAAAAGATCCTTTTTCTTCAAAATCTTCTGTTGATTGAATGAATGAATGATATTGTGTTGGCACTGTCATATTAAATTCTGGCAAATTTAAATACTCATATAAATTTTCTTTGATCTCTTGATCATTTCTTGGGTTATCAGAAAAGGTAGCAGCACCAGTAATCCTTAGTGACTGTAAGGCTCTGCTGTTTACTCCGTTTCCTTTTGTAAAAGTAAATTCTTCAAGTTGTTTGTATGATGTGAATGGTCGCGCTTGGATATATCTTTCTGCAATCTTGTCAGATATATATTTAACAGAACTAAGTCCAAATCTAATACCTTTACCCTCAATTTTAAAATCCATATCCGAATCGTTAATGTGAGGTAACTTAATGCTAATGCCCATTCTTTTCGCTTCAATAAGATACTCAGTTCTTCCATCTTTATCCTTTTCATTTTTTAAAAGGGCAAACATAAATTCAAGTGGGTAATAATACTTTAACCAAGCGGTCCAATACGAGACCGTAGAGTAAGCAACCGCATGAGACTTGTTGAACGAATACCCCGCATGTGCTTCAAAGTCATGCCATAAATCCAAAGCAGAATTAGGACTAATGTACTTAGAAGCACCATTAACAAACTTTTCTTTAAACTGATCAAATTCTTTAGCATCTTTCTTCTTTCCAATAATTTTACGTACCTTGTCTGCTTCTGCCATTGTCATTCCACCAAGTTCAACACAGGCTTGCATAACCTGCTCTTGATACAAAACACAACCATATGTATCAATTGTAATGGGTTTCATAACCTTATTTAAATAATCAATATTTTGCTTACCATGTTTTCTTGCAATGTAATCTTTGCCAATAGTATTCATTGCTCCTGGACGAACAAGTGCGTTAGATGCTGCAAGTTCATTTAGATTCTTTACACCCATTTTAATTAAAAGGCTTGTGTATGGTGCAGCCTCGCATTGAAAAACCCCTTTAGTATATCCATCTGAAATCATTTCATAAACTTTAGAATCCTCTAAATCAATTTCTAATAAATTAATTTCTTTGTAATGATTCTTTTTAATTTCTGCAATAGCATCTTGAATAACACTAAGAGTTTTTAATCCAAGTGCGTCAATCTTAATTAAACCAATTCTTTCTGCTTCTTCCATGTCAACACCGACTACTGGAATTCTTTCGTCTGATCCTGGAGATGATCGTGTTTCTAGTGGTGCATATCTAAAAATTGGGTTCTTGCTTGTTACAACTCCTGCAGCATGAATTCCAGTTCCACGAATACGTCCTCGCAACTGATCTCCATACACTTCTACTTCTGGATATTTTTCTCTAAACCATAAAGTTGTTTTTGAATAACAAAAATCTTCCCATGTGTCAACTTGCTTTAGCGCTTTGTTTACATCTGACAAAGGAATATTTAAAACTCTAGCAACATCTCTAACGACACCCTTGCCTTTAAACTCTAAGAAGGTGGCAATAGATGCAACGTGTCTATATTGTCTAACCAAATAATCTTTTACTTCTTCACGACGAGTATCTTGAATATCGGTATCAATATCTGGAAAATCATTTCGTTCAGGATTAATAAAACGAAAGAACAGCAGTCCATATTTAATTGGATCTATGTCTGTAATTCCAAGTGTAAAACAAACTAAAGATCCAGCAGACGATCCACGACCTGGACCTACCATAATTCCTTCCTTCTTTGCCCAAGCAATCATGCTTTGAACAACTAAGAAGTATGGTGCAAATTTTTTATTTTTAACAATCTCTAACTCTTCACGTAATCTATTAACATATTCTTCATTATCTTGCAGACCTTTAAGTGTTAAACCTTCAAACGCAATCTTTTCTAATTCACTATCTGGACTTTTATATTGAACTGGTAAAAGGTCAAGTCCATCTTGAATATCGTAGTCTTCTACTGTATCTGCCAGTAATAATGTATTTGAATATATGTCTGGTCTATCTATCCCCTGTTTTTCCATTGCCAACTTGATTTCATCATATGATAATAAATGTATGTCAAACTTATTAAAAGTAATTTGACGATCTTCACCATACAGGTAATCAAGTCTTTGCATCATATTAGTTTTCTTTTTAGACTTTTCGTATGTGGCTTCTTTGTTAACTTTTCCATGAGTATTCATCAATAACTTAAACTCTTGGATTTCTTTTTGTGATGTATCTGAATGGTGGCAATCTGGAGTTACAACAACCTTAATGTCAAATTCATCTGCAAGTTCAATTAAAGCCTTATTTATTTCTGGGGTATTGTGTGGCATTACTTCAATATAATAATCACTACCAAAATTATTCTTAAACCATTTAATATTTTTCTTTGCAATAGCAAATTCATTTTCTTCTAATGCTTTTACAATAACACTACTTGGACATGCTGAAGTTACAATAATACCTTCACGATATTTTTCAAGTATTTCAAAATCAAATCTTGGTTTCTTAAAAAACCCATCAGTCCAAGAAACTTCGCTAATTTTATTTAAATTCTCTAAACCAATCTGGTTCTTTGCTAGAAGAATAATGTGATTATAAACAAGGTCTTGTTGACCTTCTCTTTCAGACTTATCTCTTGTATCAGATATGTCTGCACACATGTATCCTTCTAGACCTAGAATTGGCTTAATGCCTTTGGATTTTGCCGTACGATAAAACTCACGATGTCCTGAAAGTGTGCCGTGATCTGTTATTGCCAATGCTGGCATTTTAAGATCTACGGCACGACTTAGATACTCTTCTGGAGTTGCAATTCCATCAAACAGAGAATAGTGAGTGTGTACGTGTAATCCTGCGTAGTTCATACTACCAATCTGTATTGGTTGATGAAGTAGTTGATGGTGAGTCAAAGCCTAGATAAAAGGCTTCTTGTTCTGCATAAGGAACTTTGCGAAGTGCAAGTTCAATTGGAAATGGCTCAATTCCAGCCCAATCAAATGGTTCCTTGTCTGGTGCTGCTGGAATCATTGTGTAATTTGTTTCAGTACCCTGACCATTACGCTTCATTTTCCAAACAACATTTGAAATGCTACCAGTCTCAAGTGCATATTCACGAATTGTATTAAAGGATGATTGCTTGCTAATTCCCATAGACCAAATGGCTACGTATGGTTTTTCAATTCCATCATCAACTAATACGTTACAGTAAAAGCGGAGACGACCACGCCATCCAGCCTTTGGGTCTTTACGGTGCATTTCTTCTGCCCAGTCACGACCTTCTGTTTCCATAGTATCTACTGCTTTGCGTTTGTAATCTTTTGGATTTACGTGTTCTTTAACAACTAAAGATAGACCACGAGATGCACTATAATTTGCAGAGTCTTCGTCTAGTTCTTCAATAAAGCGAATCTTTACTGATTGTCCATCAGCAAGTTTAAGCCATCTTACCTTTGGTGAGTTTTCATCGTATTTTGGTTTGTCGAGCAGGGCGTTGATGTTTTTTAGTCCCTTTACTACGCTCATATTTTTTCTCCTTTGTTTGTATATTTATTGTAGCATTGACAATATTGAGTTGTCAAATTTGCCTTGTAACATAAGTATATCAGAGTCTTGCATGTCTCCAATATCTTTATACTTGGTATCTAATTGTATTATTGATACCCTCGATTTTAATTTATCAATCATTTTCTTAGACATTGACTTTCCTGCTTCATCATTATCTGCTATCAAATAAATCTCATTAAAATATTTTTCCAATAACTCTACTTGACTTTTTGAAATAGTTGCTCCAAGAGTAGCCACTGCTGGCATTCCAACTTGATCCAATCTTATTGCATCAAATGATGACTCAACAACATATACTTTATCATTTGCTTTTACTCTATGCAAATTAAATAATGTTTTACTCTTTGGAAGTCCTGGAGTATTCTTAAAATCTTTTCCTTCAAGACTTCTGCCAACAAAACCAATTACCATTCCTTCTGGGGAGTGAACTGGAATTGTAACCATGTCCTGTTTCTCTGAATAACCTAGATTAAACTTATTAACTGATGACTTAGTTACTAGTCTGCCATCAAAGTATCTCATTGCTCTTGGTGATTCAAGCGCTTGTGAGTTCAATCTTTTAATAATAACTTCATCGTATTGTACAAATACAGGTGGGGTGTATAGTTGTTTTGCTACTATTTGAGTAATATCAGATTCTTGTTCTTTACTTTTTATGTACCGCAAACTTTCAAAATATGATCTGTTGCTCATCTTCATTACTAGTTCTTGTAGGTTAGCAACTTGTTGGCATCCAAAACAAAAGAACAATCCACTTTCTTTTGATACTTCTCCAGCAGGAGTCCTATTATTATTATGATATGGACAGAAAATTATGTAGTCGGAATCTACTTCTGATTGTATTGTGATTCCAGAGCCGATGAGAACTCTTTTAATTTGATCTTCTGTGTATATATCGGATTGTACCCGTCTGCTGCGATCATCCATTCAATATTCTTTTTCCCTACGTAGATTCCATATACCGTTAATTTAAATTCAAACCAGTCTTTGCTTTCATTATAGTATACCGTAAAGTCTGGCTCTATGTCAATTCTTGGAACATAGGCACATTCTTTCATTTGTACTATTAATAATCTAATATACTCTTCTTTTAATCTATAGATGTCTGACTCATCCTTGATGTTGCCATCTAGTTTAAAACACTTTATAGGCTTATGATGAATGGACACATCTTATTATAACTGCTTATCTTCATAATCCTTGTAACGATAATAACCTTTGTCGAAATCTACCTGTACTAAGAACTCACCCATAAAGCCATTTCTATTTTTTCTGAAGGCACATTCAATAATGTCGCTGTTAGATGCCCTGCCAAGAGCAATTACCCAGTCTGCATCGTAGGCAATCTGTCTTGACCAAGCCGTTTGTCCAAGTGTTGGAACACTGCTAAGATCATTTACATCATCTGGAGTTGCAGAAGATATTGCAATAATAGGAACTTCTTCTCCAATAGCCATTAGTTTTAGTTCACGAGAAAGATTTTTCATTCTTACTGTTTCATTATCTGACTTCTGGTTTGGACTCATTAACTGTAGGTAGTCAACAATAACAAAATCTGGACGGTATTGATCTATTTTTCCACGTAGAACTGACGGACTAATCTCTCCACCCTGATCATTTGAAATGATATGAAATGGATTCTTTCCAGTAACCTTATCTTTGTGCCAAGTTTTAAACATCTCTGGCTCAACATGACCCTGACTAATTTTTCTGTGTGACCAAAGACCTTCGCCCATAATTGTAAATACACGATTTCTAACTTCTGTCTCAGACATTTCAAGGCTGATTACTAATGGAGTTTTGCCTTGTTTCCATGCCTGTACCGCAAAATAAAGAGCAAGCCACGACTTACCAATGCCTGGATAGGCTAAAAACACTCCCAGTTGGCCTGGAGCGATACCACTTGGAAGATAGTTATCAAATCCTGGCAAACCAGTTTTAATCCCTGTAATCCCAGCCTCTTCCATTTTACGCAAATGATCAAAATAGGCAGCAGCGGATTCAAAGTCAGTAGCATCAATATCTCTAACGGAAGAGGTATTCTTTTTAAGTTCTGAGGTTTGAGTAATTAGAGAGTCTAGAGCAACTACTGAATTCCCACTTTGCACTTCTCCTGCTGCAGATCTTAAAATTGTTTTAAGACTATCGTTTAAATAATCACCCTGTAATTCTGAAAGGTGATGCTTCGTTGCTCCAATATCATCGACTACTTCAAAATCTCTAAACTTTTCAATTACTAAAGATAGTGGTGGAACAGAACTGTTTGCCTCAAAATATTTTCTAATGAATGTCCATACATCTAAATGTGTTCGTAAAAGTCCATCAATATTTGCTTGTAGCAAAACGTGAATCTGTTTATCTTTTAAGACTGCATTTAATACCTTTGATTCAATGCTAGCCATTCAGCCACTCCTTTGCCATTAACCTTCTCTGTGCACGTTCTACATCATCTTGATCTTTATCTTTTTTAGCCTTGATAATTTTTTCTGCCTGGTATGCAAAAGTATTCCAAGATGGACTCTCAGCAACCTTAAAATAGTATTCTAAAATATCGTAACATCCTTCAATTCCATACGACTGAATAAGAGCATCTGCTGCCCATTGTTCAACGTTAAGATTCATTGATGGCTTTACATCATATCTTTCTTTGTGGTATTTACTATACCTTGAAAGCAAAGCCATTCGGTCTTTGCGGTCTGGCATTACTCAGAGATTTCTGCTTTGGCTTCGTTAATTTTATCAGTTAGTTTATCTTCAACAAACTTGTAAACACGTTCCATTGCTTCGTTAGTTGTCTCTCCATCTTTCTTAGAGTCAACAACTCCAAGATCAAGTCTTAATGATTGGAAGTTTCCAAGATTAAGTGTATAGCCTAAAGTTACAGAAACCTTAGTGTTATCGTTTTCCATTTTACATCCATTCAGTAGTTAGATAGATTCAGACCAGATAGGAATGAAGCGTCCATCTTCAGTTCTCGTATATGTAAGTATACCATCGCCCATTCTCCTAGTCAACTCTTGTTTAGTAGGAGTCATGTTGTTCGTTACAAGGCCATCTTTTCTTGGTTGACCAATATGAATTGATGCCAATATGTCCCTTATTTCCCTTATGTGACTTTCTGAATAATAACATCTTATCTGCCAGCCACGCTTTCCACCTATGCTAGATCCTATTGGTGCTGGAATTGTTCCACGTTTAATAAGAGTAGGAATATACTTTTTATGTCTGTTAATAAGTATAGCAGTTTCTCCAATAGTATATGCCTTTTCTCTTTTCTTTTTAAATTCCGCAATAAAACAAGTTTCAATCCTGTCTTTATTTATATTATAAAGCGCAACAATTCCGTCTGATCTGTTTCTGTGATGCACCTTGACTAAATCATTATTTAAAAACCAAATAGTTTTATTACCTGAAACTATAGCGGACTGATTGTAGTTTTGGCCCTCAATATTTCCTGTTGTAGAATCCATGATCCCTCTTTGCTGCTGTCTGGTGGATGGTAAAATTTTCTTTTACCACAAATTACACAGTACACTTCAATGTGTTCTTTTGTGCTGTATTGTCTGTCAACAAAAACAATACCACCACATCTTGCACACTTCACTAATTTGAAGTTCCAATCAAAGGTGCTTTTCCAATAGCAAGAATATTGATCTTTGTATTTGCAACTCCCTTAGTATTATATCTTACAATAAAAGAAGCATTTGTATTTGTAATTGATGTAATAACTACAGAAACGTCTTGACCTGCTGCTGTTTTTTCACTATCAAAAGGAGTTGCAACTACCATTGGAGGATTTTGAAAATTATAGGTAATTGAAAATGCTTCTTGCTGTCCTGCATCAACGCCCTTTGATGTGCCAAGAACATATGTTTTTGCAAACACAGTCATTGTGTTGATTGATCCAGTGCTGGGTTCCCCAGTTTCTGAAATAATTTTAAAAGTTCCATTTCCTGAACTTGATAGCCTGTCAGAAAGTTCGTTTACGGCTGCAACAATGTCATAAACATACGAAACGTCTAAAGGCTGTCCTCTTTGCGGTACAATTAATCTTCCCATGATTCCTCCATTATATCATTTAACTTACGGTATTGCAATTGATTCAGTATCTAAAGTTAGTGCTGTAATTCTTTCTTTTGTAATTCCTTCTGGTTGAATTGCAATTGTTAATGTTGTTGCCGAACTTGCCGTATTAGCAAAAGTATAAGTTGTTGTGGCTGTGTTTCCAGAAAGAACTGTTTCGCTAGTTGTACCATGATAAGAATATGGGTCTGATCCATATTTAATAAAAATATCAAGTTTTGCTCTGCCTCTAGAGTCTGTAGTTCTAACAGAAATTGTTCCTGCAACAGGAGAAACAGTTACTGCATTTTTGGTAACTTCTGCAGTAAGACCATTGAGTGGAACTGAATCAACATAATAAATTTTAGACCATGCCGATGTTCTATTAAAATCATCGGAAACAATTCTATATCTTAAAACGTGTTTATTATCAGAGTTTACTGGTGGTAAATCTTTTTTTAATATTGTTATTTTTTTTATGCCTTTATCTGCCATCAAGAAATATCTCCAATAGTTCCAATGTCTAAAGCCATTCTAAATTCAACATAATTGTTTGTATTTGTAGACTTGGTTATTGGTTCTCCATCTGCGTTTTTAACAACGGTATATCCAACCAATCCATACAAAGGATTAACTGTATTTATATTATCAAACCTAATTGCGTCAAAAGCAATGTAGTGTGTGTCTACTTCGTTTCCTGAATCTACAACACATGAATAAATTTTTGCAGTTTTAATTGTTGCCCAGGAAAAACCTTGTTCTAAAACAAAATTTCCTAATGTTTTTGAAATTGCAAAATATCTATTAGTATTAAAATTAACTCCGCCTGCTCCGTCAACTAAATCAACTAAACATCTTGCATATTTGTTATTACTGTCTATAAATTCTAAAATTATTTTAAGGCTATCTGGATTTGTATAACTGGCACCATTTTTGTTTACAAGAGAAAATGCAATTTTAATTTGATCAGACAATGAATTTTGAGACAAGTTAAGATTAAGTCCAGTTTTTTGTATGTGATATTGTCCTGTTAAACTGGAGGCAACATTTGTAATATCTTTAATTTGACCATAATCTCCTTTTACAAAAATCATATTATTAAAAAATCTACATCTTTCATTTTTTTCGTTTCTATTTGCTTTAAAAAATATAGAATTGTCTGCTGCTGCTTGAAAAACATCTAAAGCAGTTGCAATAATATTATCATCTAGCGGGTAGTCAAGGGATGTTGTAATTGAAGAACTAACACTCTCAAATGTAGTGCTACCATATTGCCATTGTTCTTCTTCTGTAAATAATAATAATGGTCTGCTATCAAAACCAGAAGCATCTGGATTACCTCCCGCAGAAAAAATACCAATTTCAGTAATCTCATATCTTTCTGTTGTTGGAAGTTCTGAAGTAAATACTATTTTATTAAATCCATCTTCTTCTACATATCCCCTTGAAGAAATGGGAACTCTAAACATTTCAAAGTCTAAAACCTCTTTAGTAGAATACTGTCCAAAAGATTCTCCAGTTGTTAGTGGTTTAGCCCCACAACCAAAAGCCATATAAGATGCGTAGGCAGGCGTGATTCCTATTAAATATTTTGCAATAATATCTTTTCCTTTGTTAGTTATCACGATTCCTCATTTCCAAGATTTGTCTTATATATTGTACCACTTTGAAGAGTTTCAATCTGAATATTTTCTCTTGGCCCTAAATTTATTGCTTCTATAACTATTGCGCCCATTGCTAGGTCTGACACAAGTGCGCCACTTTGATCATTCCTATAAACATTTATTCCATCTGGTCCATTACCTACGTTTGGAATTTTTGTTTCTAATTTAATTGGAAAATTTAAAAAATATTTATCTGAAGTATCTTGCAAAGCAACAATGTTTTTAGGATTTAAGGCTCTTATTGTTTCTGCCATATTTGCAATTGGCTGATAAAGGATTGTTCCAGTATCTAATTTTGCATTATTTGTTAAGGATAGTAACGCTACGCCATTGATCTGTTCAAAAAATATTAACTTAATAAAATCTTGGTCTGGTTCTCCATCACCCTCTTTATCTCTGTCAAATTGAACATATTGTGGAGTTGCAATTTTTACTGGAGATTTTGTTGGCGGTAGAGGTGGAGGAACTGGAGGTGGGGTTGCTGAAATTGGTGGTGGCGGTTGTACTGATCCTGCTGTTAAATTTGTTTCTTTTGGCTTTTCGTAAACGCCTGGAACCTGTACCTTTTCCCAACTTTGATTTATATCAGCAAGATTACCTTTTGGCAAATAACTCATATCACCCATTGATCCAGGCTTGGTGTAATCTATTACACTTTCTTTCTTAATTTCATCTACTGCTTTTACAAAATCATTGTATTCATATTGATATTCTCCGTCTGAAATTAATGGCACGTTACACCTCACTCAAATAGATAGTCATGTCTGGTCCACTTAAACTTCTTGAGTATTCTATATTATAAACAACAAATCTTGAAGATGTTGACGCTACAAGATCTAATCCATTATTATTTTTATAATCAATTGAAACAATATCTCCCAATTGAATTGTTGGATTAGCAAAAATGTTTAAGCCAATTGATTTTCTTGGAACCATTAATTTATCAAGTAGCCAACCCATTAGTTCTTCTGCTTCTTCTGTTGTTTGTATGTATTCTACATCTATGTTAAAATCTGTTCTTCCGTGCTTAAGTCTACTTAATTTAAGATTATTATATTTTTCTTTTTCTAATTTTGGTGAATACACTATTGCATCGCCTTTAAGTTCTGGGTCTGAAAAATTTGATCGTTTTTTAAAATAATCATCTACTGTTAATTCGCTACTACTATCACTAGTAAAAGCAATTCCCATAATTCTTAAAGTGTTAGAGGTGTCAGTGCCAAGATTTAAAAGAGTGTCTGTTGCATTAAACACTAAAAACTCTGCTCCATACGCATTTGCTTGGAATCCAGAAATCGTATATTCTTTTAATTTGTCTGGTGCCATTACTATTTTTGCATATAACGCTGGATATGCATTATCAAACTTTGCATTAATGTATGCACACTCTCTCATTATGGTTCCAAATTCATCATAAAAAATACTAAGTTTTGGTGTTGTTACTGTGTTAATACCTTTTAAATAAGCCTCTTGTAAAATTCCACTTAATGCATATTTTTTAATAGCATCGTTTGCTGTAATTGATCTAGTTGAAAAAGTTCTTGATATTTGATTATTAATTTCAAATCCCGTATTTTTTGAATAGTTGTCTGATAAAGCATAAATATTTTCAAACATACATTTTGAAGAACCACGCACAAACAAAGCCGTTGATTGGTATTTTGGTAGTGGATCTGCATCATCAACCTGAGCAATTAATTCATTATTAATATATAAATAAAACCTTCTTATATTGCCATTTGCTAAATCCTCATACTCTACTGCTAAATCATATATGCTAGTATTCTCTTCATTTATATTTTCTGATATACCAAAAAATTCTCCAGAATCATAGTTAATTGTTTCATCAAAAGTGCTAAATAATTTAATTGGGACTGCTTTACTTTCACCAACGCCTGCAGCAACTTTATAAAATATAACGTTGTGTGTATCTGTTGTTGCATTGTCTAATGCAATTATTTCAAAATAATATCCTAAATTTGTTGTTGGGTTTAATAGAACTGCAATTCCTCCAGAGTTGCCAGAAATATTAATTTTTTCTTCTGGTGATGTTGTTGTATCACTTGCCTTAGATGCATTGTTTTCATAATAGGTCATTCCATTTAATGGTATTGAATTAATAACTACCTTTCCATCTTCTGTGGTTGTCTGACCTTGTGGCTCTCCAATAATTCTAACTCTAGTGCCAAAATGTTTAAAAACAGATTGATCTAATGTTTTATAAACATATGACAAGTTATCTCTTGGAGATAGGTCTGTTGTAACAAAATCCTTACCTTTAAAAACAAGGGCAGAGGATTGAAGAAGTCCTTTATTTTTTACTGGATCTATAATGGAAACAGATGCTCTTTCAGTTTCTGTATGGGAATACTCTGATAAAAATCTTTTAATTACTCCATTTATTGATGCTGCTTCTGCAGAAATAACTCCAGCAGCAACTGTACCGTTCAAGGTTCCTTCAAAATTTTCTCCTCCAAATAAGTATTGAGAAGACATCAGTACGCCTTTACGATTATCTTTATTGCTCCAGTATGGATCTAATGAGGCTGTATGGTTTTGAATAACGGTTCCAAACTGAGCCCTTCCACTTTGAATTACTGGACCATTAACCATCTTAGTAACTCCGTTAAGAGTTTCATAATACGGTTCTGCAAAAATTCTTACTTTTCCCGTTGGAAAAATTTTTCCACCAAATTTTAATCTATTTAAATAATTTTTATATTCAGAGTCACTACTTATCCAAACATTTCCAAACCCTTCAACTGAATGCTCTACAGCATCATATCTAATTATTTCTCCACTTGAATAAAAATATCCTTGTTGTCTGGATATCAAATAAATACCTTCGCCAAAATCAATAGTATTATTAACAAGTTGATTATTAACTACGGTTGGAAATACTTGTGGAAGATTTGAGTTTAAAGCAAGTGCAGAAAGAGTAAACCCGCTTGACCTACTATCTTTTAATTCTTCTTGATTTGAAATTTCCCATAAAGCAGATGGCTTATATACCCAATATTTATTTTCTGCACTTGATGCAATCTGTTCACCAAATGCGGAATATGTTTTATCAATATATCGTGTTGTATAACTAATCTTTCCATCATTATATATTTTTTTATCTTCTGATGCAATCCCAATTATGTTAGCAAGTTTTTTGTTGGGTAATTGTTTATTTTGAATTATGGTTGCTAGGTTTTCTGCAAGAGAGGCAGAGCCTCCTAAATTTGTTTCATCCCATTCAGTAGTATTGTAAAATCCAGCATCTAAAGTTTCCGTTGCTTCAGTGCTATACGTTGAAGCATCATCTAAGTTTGTAACAATTTCCGAAACAGGTCCTGTAACTTTAGAGCCAATCATTACAGTATCAACAGATCTTTGTGTTGCTGTTGGCATTAAATAGTTTTTACTCATTGCAATAAAATTATTATATTCATCAAAGAACATTGCAGTTTGTGTTGAAACGGCTAAAGTATTTAAAACTTCTGCAACGTTTGTATCAGGACCAACATAGAAATAAGGAATAATTGGATCTGATTCTCCCTCAATTCTTTTATAAATATAATTACTAAAACCAATAGAATCTAATAAAATTGATATTGCATAACTAATAGATATGTTTGTAAGAAATATTTTTGGTGCTGATATTGATTCAAAATAAAAATAAAAATCTCTTAACTCTAAAGAGATTGTTCCTCCGGTTATATCTGCTTGTGGCATTCCCTCTGCATATAATGTTTTAATTGGAACACTATAGTTTTTATTACCTACATTTAAAAATGTTTCATAAAAATTAAACTTAAGATTTTTAGTAACATATTTAGCAATAATACTATTTGTGTTGTTTTCATTAAAGGCTTGATCATCATCAAATATTGATATGTTTCCAGTAGAAGCCAGTAACTGTCCAACTGGCAAAGAACCATTACCAAGATCAGATAATTGTTTAGTTATAGAATAACTAATAGTTTTATTTGATATATTAGCCACTAGTCTTGGAGACATTTCAATTAAATCTAATGTGGCCTCGTACTTGTTCATTTGTTCTGCAACAACTCTTATACCTTGAATATATTGAAATTCACGGTATACCCTTTGATTGTTTTTAATAAAATATTCTGGAGATGTAAAATCTGTAACAAAGTTTGTTTCTTTGGTTAAATCTAAATTTGTTAATTGCCATCCATACTCTGGTACAAATGTATCATAAACTTTTGTTGTATCATTCCATACATGATAAACCCCTTGATCTGTTGCGCTTGAAGAAAGTAAATATGCATATCCATCAATTGATCTTGTTGGTCGTACCGTAATTGAAGAAATTTTTTCAACATGTCTAAACCTAGTTTTAAATTCATTTGGAAGAATTAAACCATAAGATAGTTCAACATATCCATCTTCTTTAATTATAACAGTTGAATCATCTCTTAAAGAATTTGCATTAAAAGTTTTTGCTGAAACCCAAGAACCATTTAATAAATATTCAATACGCCAAACAACAGGAACTTGTTTATTAGAGTTTCCAAAAAGTGGATCTGCAATTGGACTTGTAACAGTATTAAAAGGACCAAGATCTTTTGTTCCCACATGTGTTTGCATTTTGACAACAATTCGATTTGCTGGAACTGTTTCTTTATATACTACAAATGGTGCAGCATCTTCAATTGGGTATTGATTGTTTGCAGATTTTTTTGATATGCCCCGTTCTGTTGTGGTAAGGGATGTAGGAGTTTCTTTTTCTGTTCTAAATGATGTCCAATATTTAAACTCATCATATCTTGATCCTATATAGTATCTTGGTCTTTGTGTAAAAAAACTAGTTGCTCCAACAGTGGAATCAGCAAAGACTTGGTTATTAATTAAATTAGTATTAAAATTATGAAGATACCTTCCCTGAATATAAAACGCTTTATTAATTCCCGATCTTGGTCTAAATGGCTTAATGCAATCTTCTAAAGAATATAGTCCTGCATACTGTTCTTTAATTGTTGAGAATAATGCTGGCTGATCATCATTAGCAAAACCATTATCAACAACAATATCAGCATCTGTTGCTCCCGTGTATAAATTACCAACGTCGTTTGCATCAAATGAAAGAGACGCTTTTCCAATTGCTGTGTCTCTATTTCTATAATTGCCTAATTTAAAAATATTATCTGGAACATTCATATTCCACTCTGCTAAAATAGTTGAACGGGTTTCAACTGTTGTAGAATTTTCTAAATGATTTTTTAAAGTTGCATCAAGAAACATCTATACTTCTTCCATAGAAACCGATATGTCCCATAAATCATGATTGGTTTGACCACGTTTTGTAACGGTGTATGAAAAATCAGAAATATAAACTTGAACAATTTCAGTATATTGATCTAAATGTGCATATCTGTCATCAGTCTGATCATCTGCAAAATTGTTAAACTTGTCATACGATAGGAACATCCAAAATGGTCCAGTGTGGTTCTCATACCAATCTAGCATTTCTACACCGCCAGCACCGCCATCAACGGTGTATTCTGACCCTTGTGTAGTTACGCCAGTGGAATCTACCCAGTCTGGTCTTCCACCATATGATCTTGACGGAAGGTTGCTCCATCCTGTGCTAATTGTATTTTTATCAGCAATATGAAATGACCTCATATTTCCATTAATCATTCTTTGCCTTTGTTCAATTCTTTCTGTTTTAAAATCTAGTGGTGCTCTATTATGATCAGATAAAATTAGAAATTGATTTAAATTTGTAGTAGCAGTTGTATATGCGCCTATTTCAATTCCTTCTGGAACATAGATTCCATTTTGTAGTGTTCCTGGATTTTCTGACCAGATAATGGCTTGTGGTCTTCCAAAACGTTTTCTTCCTGCGGTATATGCTGCGGTAGCCATTAATATCTCCTAATTCTTTGATCTTCAATCATCTTAATTTGATTGATAACCGTTCGTGCAATATCATTTGGATTTGCATTACTGTTAGAAACATTAACGCTAAGGTTATAATTATACAGGGTTTTGGAATTATTTGTGCTTGTTATGTTGCTTGAAGAGTTAATACCTGAAAAATTTGGGTTAGAAGATGTTGGAGTTTTAAATGTTGGGGAATTAATAGCACTGAGCAACGGGCCAAATTTTTGTGTTGCATCTTTATTTATAACATATTCTCCAGGAGTAAGCATTGCTGGTACGGTGTCAGTTCCACGAGCCAGACCACCAGATGCCATGTATTTAGGAACTATTCCACCAGATGCAAATTTTACCCAAGGAGGAATTTTTGCCACTGGTTTTTTAGCAGCAGCGGCTTTTTTAACAGCGTTGTCAGCAGCATTAGGACTTACAAAGGTTGGGGTTGTTCCTACTTTTACAACTGGTGTTTTGGGTGTAGAAGCACTGGACTTTGAACCACTTGGGCCAGCAGGTGCTTTTGATGGTGGAGTCGAAGTTTCATAAGGTGGTGATGCAGCCGTCTTAGGATCAAAAGTTCCATCTGCATTTAAACCTGGGACTCCAAGATATCCTGGATCCTTTGGAACGGCTCCTGTAAAATCTGCCCTTCCTGCTTCTGCTCTTGCTGCTTGTAGTTGTGCAATAAAAGTCATTAGGTTTGTGGTTCCTTGAGCAATTGTTGTATTAAAGGCACCTGCCTGTCCATTTAATGTATTATATAAACCTTTCGCCATTTTATTAGCAGCATCTACTCCATATGCGTCAATTAAAAGTTGACCAGTTTTTGCAAACTCATTAACTTGGGCTGTAGTCATTCCACTTGCTGCCTTTAATTGAACACTAAGTTGTTCTTTTTGTAATCTAATTTTTTCATCTATATCTGCAAGTTTTCCATCTATTTCTTTGTTTAATTTTTCTAAATCTTCTCTTGTGCTTATCTTACCAGTTTTGCTGTTAGTTACGGTAATATTTTTAATTGCATTTTCTTTTGCTTTTTGTAATGCTTCTTCTCTTGTTCTTGCAACTTGTTGAATTTTTGCATTTCGGTACTCTTGCATTGCAGCACTTGCTGCACCAATGTCTCCTGATGCAAGGGCATCAGCAAGTGACATTCTTGTTAAAATTAAAGCATTATTCTTTTCAGCAAGACGATTAATCTCTTGTAAAGATTCTATTTGTTTGTCATAAACTTCATTTACTTTATCTTCTTCCCTTGCAATCAAATCTAATCCATAATCATTTTCTGATTTTTGTGTGTCTAATGCTGTTCTTTCTAAAAGATATTGGCCTTCAATTAATGCTTCTTGTGCTTCAACAATTTTTTTCAAACCCTCTGCTCTTGCAATATCTCCTTCTATTCCCGTTTTTTGTGCTATATCTTGTATTCTTGCTGCATCTGTTTGTAGGTCTGTTAATCCTTTCATATCTTTTTTGTAATTTTTTAAATCTTGAACAGATATTTGACCAGTAGCAATAGCAAGGGCAGTTGCTGATTCTGCTGCAAGAGAAGTTGCAGTTGCATTATCAAATCCTAATTTTAATAAAACTCTCATTGCAACAATTCTATTTTTAAGTTCTTGTTTTTGTAATTGAATATCTTTTATTTTTTCACCAAATTTTATAAGTCCAAAGGCTTTCTGTAATGCTTTACCTGCTTGGGTAAGTGTTGCAATTCCATTTTTACCAATTGTTACAAATTTTTTCAAATCTTTTTGTATTCCTTCTGGGCCCAGAGAATCAACAAACTCTAAGAACTCACCACTTACTTTATTATCTTTAAGAAGTTTTTGATCAACACCTTCTCCATCACCATATTTAATTGCATTTTTTCCCATTACTTGTTTGATAAGTTCTTTTTCTCCACCCATTGCATTAACACTTGCTCTTTGAACTTGTTTAAGTTTTTTTAATGTTTCATCAAATAGCGTAACTCTTTGACCACCGCCAGTCTTCTTTTGTCCATCTGTTGCTAAAGATGTATCTACTGAAACGCTTGTAACTTTTTGACTGTATGCGTCTCTATATTTAGCAAGTTGTGCTGGTGGTGATAAATTGCTATATTGAGCACCACCCAATGGTCCTGTTTCTTTTTGCCATGTTAAAAAGCCTGGATCGTTTATAAGAACTTCATCTTTAATATTCAACAATGTTGACATTGTACTAACATAAACTGCTTTTTCATTTTCTGAAAGTTTTTTAAAATATTCTGAATCATAAGTGTTGGTAAATCTTGCATCAATTGTATTTAAAAATGTAGTAGTAAATGGTTTTCCTTTATTGTCTTTAATTGCCTGTAAATCTTTTGATATTTCTTTTTGAACGTTTTCATTTTTTAAAATATAATCAATTTCGGTATCAAGGTTCATAACTCCACCCAATGCAGTGATTCCTTGGAATGTTTTTATAGCCTCTTGAGCCTGTTCATCGGTTTTACCTTTCATCTGAAGCGCAAACTTAGTGTTAAGTGCTGGAATTGGGTTTCCATTTTGATCTCTAAATTGAGAAACAATATCAGTTATTGCTGCTGTTTCTTCTCCTCCAAATTTTGCTGATATCGTAAGCATGGTAGCAATATCGGTTGGACTTGAAAAAACTTGAAACATTTTAGACAAATCTCCTGGGCCAAGTTCTCCAGCATTTACTTGAACTTTTAATGCTGCTGCTTGTGCAGAAGTTACGGTTCCTGCTTTTACCTGGTCTCTTAAATCATCTTTTGCTTTAGTAACATATAGTTCTTGTGCAGTACCTTTATACTTTCTTGTCATTTGTTTGTCAAGAGCATCATCAAATCCTTTTCTTCCTTCTCCAGTTGTACTCTTGTATGCTGCTAAAAATTCTTCTCTTTGTTTAATTTGTCCATTAGTAATTTTTTCTCTATTTTTGATATATTTATCATCTAGTTCTCTAACCTTTGAAAGTTTTCCTTCTAACACTAGTTGTTCTCTGCGTTGATTATATTCTGCTTCATATGCGTCTAGTAATTGTTTAGATTGTTCAAACATTGCTGTTGCGTCAGCAACTGCTGCACCAGAAAGTTTTCCAATTTTTTCAACATTTCCTTTATTTGCAAAGTATGCCGAAACTCCTCCAGCAATTCCACCAATTGCTGTTCCAACTAATAATCCAACACCAGTACCAATCGGTCCAGCAATCATTGTACCTAACGTTGCACCTGCAGCGGCACCTAATCCCATACCTGCTGCTACCATTCCACCAGTCACTATCTGGCTATCCATTCCACGTATTCCTGCAGTGTCTTGATTAAGGGCAGTTATAGAATTTTTTGTTTTAGTCGAAGAATCTGCCATTAATTGGGTTTGTATTTCAATTCCATCTTTTGTTATATCTCTTCCATTTTTACCAAAAATTCCTTGAAGTTCTCCAGCAATTTGAATTCCAATTGGTGCATCTCCTAGAGATGCTCCTATGTTTGCTGCAATAGATTGTGCTTGTTCTGCATTTAATGCCCCTGACATTACTGAAGTTACTAACTGTGCCTTTAGATCACTTTGTGCTTGCGCTCTTCCATTTTTCTTAAGATTTTCTTGAAAATTCTTTCCTACTTTTTGTCCTGCTTCAGATTGAACAAAAGCCTCTCCAAATGTTGTTTTTCCAGTTGCAGCAACAAGTTGTCCTCTATCTGCAAGTCTTTTTCTGTCCATTCTTTCTGTTCCAGTGGCTTTTCCTGCAAACTCTGCAAAACTTTGAATTGCTTTAGTACTAGTACCAGTTGCTTCTCCTAATTCTAAAGCAGCATCCTGTGCTTTATCAAATTGCATTCTAAGCATAATTAGTGCTCCTCCCAAAGCAGCAAGTGGTCCTAATACTGCACCCGAAGGTTTTCCAATCATTGGAGCAATCATAGATCCGGCCATAGCCATTGGTGCCAATTGTGAAGAGATTTTGCCTGCCGTACTGTCTGGTGATGTTGCAGAAATCATTCCCATTCCCATACCAGCAGCCATTAAACCTCCGCTAGCAATCTGCCCTCTCATTGGGTTTTGAGGTTTTTTCTCAAATTTCTCAATTCTTTGTTGTCTTTTTGTTATTCGTTTTTCTTTTCTTGTAGGTTTTTTTGTATATTTTTGTTTTTCTTTTTCAAAATCAGCATTAACTCTATCTTGTGTTGCATAGACTTGAGCAAGTCTAGGATCTGGGTTAGAGACTCTACCCTTTTTTGGATTCTCTTGCCGTTGGCTTTGTTTTGTTGGTTCATCATATTCGTCATCATCATATGCGTCTTGTGCCGCTCTAATCGCCATTCTATCGGCCATAACCTCGTTTATTACATTGCCAAGATTTTTACCAATTTTTGGAATAGAGGTTTCAAGTTTTTTTGAAATTGTTCCAGCAAATTTTATAGCAGTTTTTTTCATTGGTTTGTCAATTGATTTACCAATATCTGCAAATGGATTATCAACAGGTTTTGAATAAGTGTTACTTTGTCCAGATTTTCCAATTTCATCGTATGGATTTGGATAGTATCGGATAGGCTCAGGATCATCAAATATGCTAGGAGTCCCACTGGCTCTATATTGAACTTTACCAGAGTTCATTGCTTCAAGAATTGGACCATTTTCTTGTGTAGCCTTTTTATTTACTACAAATTCTCCAGGTGTTAGTAATGCTGGTACAGTGTCTTTTTCTCCATACCCTGAAACAGAACCACCTTTTGCCAATCTTTGTACGCCCTGTAAAGAATTGTTAGCAAATCTTCCCAATGATTGGCGGGAATCCATTGCTTGGCGCAGATAACCCTGTATGTTTGGATTATTTATTTTTACTTTATTTGTAACAGTACTAGGTATTTTTTGATAATTTAGTGTTGGTGCGCCTGGGCCTGTTCCTGCTACTATTCTTTCGATACTTGTACCAGTACCAGTTACGCCTTGATAATCCAGTCCTGGAAGTATTAGAGTATTGGGTTTTGATTTACTTCTTGGAGTTCCTTTTTCATCCGCTACTGCAGGAATAATTTTTCTACCTTGTGGACTACTTGGCAAAGTTTTTAAAATTGGATTTCCGTTTTCATCATTTAAGGCTTCAACACCTCTTGCTAATAAATTGTCTCTTCTTATCTGAGCATCATCTTGTATCCTTATTGCGTCATTTAATGCATCTGTTGCAAGTCTTATTTGGTCTGGTGTGCCGGATTCTTCTATTGATGTTAAATGTGTTTGTGCACTTTTAACTTGTGCACTAGCAGTATCTTTATCCGTTTTCATTTCACTTAGTATGGCGTCTGGGTTATCCATAAAACTTATTAAATCTGCTTCTATATTTCTATCAAGATTGGTTGGAAACCTTACTACTCGTGAGCCTATATGTGTTCTAGCATCTTTTAATTTGCCAAGGGTGTCTCTTCTGTCGCTATTTGTTAAATCAAGTTCTGTTAGTGGATTTTGTCTATCACGAGAAGCAATTACTGCAGCAACATGGTCTCTCTGCTCACGTATTAAAGAGTTTACAATAGCGCTTGTGTTACCCGCTCCTGAAGCCCGGTCAAAGGACTCTCCCAATCTAGTAAAAGAACGATTATATTCATCTGTACCAGGATCTCCAGCAGCAGATGCACCAGCATGTTGGTATCTAATTTTTTGTTGGGCTTTCCAACTAGCATCATCTGGAAAAAGTTCTAAATTTGTTCTAATGTCTGCTAAAGCCAATCTTGCCATTTGATTTTTTTCTGCAAATCTTATTCTACTCTGATCATTAACTGGTGGCTCTGGTGGATTGCTAAGGTGGCCTCTTCTTTCAATCCGTTTATATGCATCCTCTGCCTCTCTTTCTAATTGTTCTACAAGTATTGCTTGTGCACGTAGCGCATCATCATAAGTCAGTGGATATGGAGATGGAAGACCAAGACGTCTATACGTTGATTTTTCAGTTGTTTGATTATAACCATGATTTCCCATAGTAGTAAATCCTTCATCAATTTTCATTCCGGCTAAACGATGATCTGAATCATGAAAAATTGATGCGTCACCGCCTAGAAGGTGTAGTTTTTCAGTTTGATTTGCTGCCGATCCTACTACTTCAGTCGCATTTGGTGGATATTCTAAAAGTTTTAATTTATCTGCTTCACGGTCATAACCAACTTGATTTTCAGGACCTTGACTTCTTGGAGCAAACCCTCTAGCAACTAATAACCTTCTAAATGCTGGATCTTTAATTGAAACCCTATGGCCTCTTTTTCCTGCTTTTTCAGTGGCTTTAATTTTTGGTTTTTTAATCTTTGGAACTTTTGCTTCAACGTGTACTTTATGAATTTCTTTCCAGTCAATATTTTTAGCATCTTCTGCTCTTTGCACCATTTCAGCGTAAGCAACTTTTTCCTCTGGAGTAAGATTACCAAAACCTGCAATAGTAGTTTTTAGTTTAGGAATTACTCTATCTAATTCATCTAACATTGCTCTTTCATATTGTGCAGGAGTCATTGATTGTGCTATTGATCTTGTTGCATCAGCAAAATGTCTTTTTGCACCGCCATTAACTCCTAAGAAGTTTACCATTGCTTGATCTCTTACTGGTAACATTCCTCCAAATTGTCTTTCTCCAGGAAGTTTTGCAGATGCCGTTGCAAAAACTCCAGAAGTTCCCACATCAGAAACACGATCTCCAGACACATTTGCTTTTGATAAATCTTTGTCTCCTCTAACAATAGCAGAAATTGTTTGTTTAACAAAATCAGATTCTGTAAATTCTCCAGTCATCTCTGCAAACCTTGGATCAAATGGAGATTGTAAAACAATTAATTTTCTATCTGGATTGTTTGGATCAATCATTGTACTTAACTTTTGATTTGGTGCAACAATGTCATGAGCATCTCTTTGAATTGTTGTTCCACGTTCTTCTGCTACAGCAGATTTTTCATCTAAGAATGGTTTAACAAAAACTTTAGACCCATCTGGTCTTTCATAAATACCGCCAATTCCAGGAACTGGAAAACTTCTTCCAGTTGATTCTGCAATCATTTTTCCAAAATTTGTTGGTTTAATTTTATCAAGATTGCCACTTCTAATTTCATTATCAATTTGATCTAGTACTGCATCTTGTTGTCTTATATCTTGAACTTGTTTATTGCTATTTGGCAATCCTAAAAATAGGCTTTGAGTTTTAAGTGCCATTTGATCTTGAGTTTTTGCAGCAAGAGTTTTAGCATATCCTATTTGTCTTTCTGTTATTCCTGGTCTAAATTGTCTTTTTATTTCTCTTTGTTTATATTGTTTTGCCCTGTATGCTTCTTTTTCTGCTACCTTCTTTGCATGTGCTGCAACCTTTGCTGCTGCTTCTCTGGCATCCTGATCGGCTGCCCATGCAACCCAATCTCGGTTTACTGGTGTTGGTTTTTTGGTTGGTCGTTTGCTTTGATTTTTTCTTATGTCTTTTTCAAATTCAATTCTACGTTTTTCACTTTCCATTTCCAATGCCTGTTGTGCAACAAAGGCTTTAGCATACTCTATTGATCCTGGTACAAATTTTGGCAATGTTGGATCGTATTTTGGCCCTCCCTTTACTTCTCCAGCCCAAGGATCTTGTATGTTTTTAAATGTTCCAGTTCCATCATTACGTAAAACAAATCCGCCTTTATTTAATCTTTGTAAAAATCCTTTATTTTCTTGTGCTGCATCTTTTTTTACAACAAACTCTCCTGGAGTTAATACTGCTGGAACTGTATCTTTATTTCCCGTTCCTGGAACCCAACCTCCATCTGCAAACTTCTTAGGAGCACCTGGTCTAAATCCTGGTTTCATCATTCCTGGATTTGTTCTTGCAAAATTATTTGCTGCAATCATTCCTTTTTGATATGCTGTGGTTAATGTATTTAAGGAAGCAGCCTCTAGAAGAAAAGTTTGTCTTAATCTAGAATGCGCTTGATTAAGAGATGCAGCAACAGTTGCTGCTTCAATTTGTTCAGAAGACATGTATTGAATTTGTTGCCCAAGTGTTTTACTCTGGCCCCCAAGACCAAAAAAACCTTTTCTTAAAGTAACAAATAGTTTAAGAATGTTTGCTACACCATTTGCAACTAAACCAAACGTCATTAAAACGGCTGGTCCAATAATACCTAACAATAGCAATAATTTAGTAATTCTTGCTTTTGCACCGTCACTTAATCCATTAAATTTTTCTAATATTTTTCCAATAAATTCTACTATTGGAGTTAATGCTTTAATAAATTCTTTTCCTACTGGCATTAAAGAAACTTTTAAATCTTCTATTGATTTTTTAAATTTAGTTCCAGTTGCATCTTCTATTTTTCTAAGTTCTCGTTCTGACAAAATAGCAAGTTCTTCAACAGATGCTCCTGCTAATCCTAATGTTCTTGCAGCCTGCGTTCCGTCTTTTGTAATGTTTTGAAATAATGTTGAAAGTCTTGAAAACTGAAACTTGCCAAATAGTTGTTCGATTGCTCTTGATCGTTCTAATGGGGCAAGTGTATCAAGTGCTTGTGCAAATTGAATAACAGTATCTTTAATGTTTCCCTTGTTTGATTCAACAATTCCATTAATGTTAACGCCTAAATCTAAAAGAAATGCGGATGCTTTCTTTGATGGATTAATTAATGATGCAAGACCAGACTTTAATGCGTTGGCACCTTCTGAAGCATTAATGCCACCCTCTTTCATTGCAGTCATAAAGAATGCAAGGTCTTCAACATCTCCACCAAGTTGTCTAATAACTGGTCCTGCTTTAGGAACTGCTATAGTCAAGTCTTCAATATTTAATACTGTTTGGTTTTCTACAGCGTTAAGAAAATCAATTTTATTCTTTAATTGATCTGCTGCTATTCCAAAAGCATTTGTTAATGATATAGTAGTTCTTAGAGCCTCTTCTTGTTCAACTCCACCAAGAACTGCAAGCCTTGTTGCTTGTGCAACCTGTGCCATTAAATCAGCACCCATCTTGCCAGTTGCTGCAGCATCAGCAGCCATTTCTAATGTTTTTTCAACTGCAACACCATACTTTGTAAATGATTTTGCTAACAACTCAATGTCTTTAAATGCTCTTTCTGTTTCTGCAGTGCTTGTAAACATTTCTCCATATACACGTTTAAACCTAATTGCTTGTTTTTCCAATGCCATAAATGTTTTTCCTGCTGTCATTCCAAGCATTGTTAATGGAACGGTAAAACCAACCATTAACTGACGACCAGCCCATTGAGTATTTTTACCAAAATTTAAAAGATTGGTAGATCCCTGTTTCATTAATTGATTAAATAATTGTTGTTTTTGTGCAGCCAAGGCAGTTTTAGTTGCAAGGTTGTTCATATCCAATGCAAGAGGTTTTACCGCTATAGCCCTGATTGCACCATTTGCATCTCTACCCATTTTAATATATTGGGTTTGCATTGTTTTAACACGTTCTTCTGCTACCTTGCCAATTGTGTCAAATTCTGTTTTAAAAAGTCTTCCAAATGTTTTTGTTGCACCACCAGCATACCTAAAATATTCTCTAGTGGAAAACTTGTTTCTTTCTAATGAGTCAGTAAAACTATCAGCAGAACTTTTTATTGTTGTAAGGCTTGCTGCAAATTTTCCAGTAGCATTTACTGAATTTATAAGATTGCTTTGTAAACTTGCTTGCGCTTTTGCAGCAGCAGTACTTGTAGTAGCAACTGAAGAATGAAAAGTTGCAAGTTGTCTTTGAAGTGCTTTTAGTTGTGCAAGTGCTTGAGAGGCATCAAGATTAACTTGAATATTCGATTGTACATCAGCCACTCATAACACCTCTTTACTTTATTTTATATATTGATAAAAGCATTATCTGAAATACTTGTTCCAGATGCTGCTTCAACAATTTTGTAAACTGTAGGTAAATCTAGATTTTCCTCAAGAGACTTTAGGTCTTCTGACAAATCAGGCTTGTACTGTTGCATAGCAATTTGAACACATTCCATAAGGATGTTCATTGACTTCTCGTTATCTTCTGCTACTGCTGCAATACCCTCAAATTTCTTCATAAAAGGACGGAGTAGTGAGATCTTTAGCGGTCTAACTGAAATCTTTGTTCCGTCAATTAGAACGACTACATTCTCGTCCGCTTTTGCTGCTGCTGTTACTGCTGTTGCCATTTGTTTCTCCTTTTGTTAAGTTAGTTAATTATAGCATAAATACGTTTATTTTTTAGTTAAATCTTCATAATCTAAGCCCATTCCAATGCCAAACCCTGCTCTTGTTGCATTTGGACCTTGTAACGATAACACATCATTACCATCATTTGTTTGACCACCACTGAAGACTCTTGCTTTCATGTCTTCCCATTCTTTTTGTCCCCTGTTTTTATCTTTGTTGTCATCTAAATCTACCCCTTGAATTGCTGCTAAAAACTTTTTTTCTTCATAATCTAATTCTCTTTTTGAAGACAGCGTTTGCATTAATTCTGGAATAGAAAGAGATGTTTCTAACTCTTCATAGTTTTTCCATATTCCTAGAGTAAAAACCTCTGACTCTAATTTGGCTAAATCTAGGTCAAACCAACCTTGGTCTTTATCTTTTGAAATCTCTTTAATTGGTTTTGTTTCTTCTTTGTCAGGATCTGTGGCTTCTTTATTTTTTGACTTTATATTAATCCCCGCAGCAATTTCAATAATGTCGTATAGGGTATTAAGATCAATATGTTCGTCTAAATCTAAAAACAAATCTGGACTGTATTGTTTCATACATATCCTGCAACATTCTAATAAAATATCTATGGCTTCTTCATCATTTTGTGATTTTTCAAGAAGAACAAAGATATCCATAAACTCTCTCATGTACTTGATTTTTAAAGGAGAGCAAGATAGCGCTTGACCGTTTAATAATATAATTTCTGAAACATTAAAAACTTTTGTAGCCATTAGTTAATTTTAGCATAAAACAACAAAACCCACTCCCGTTATGAGAGTGGGTTATTGTTTACTTTTTTACTTAGGCACCGACGTAGTTAGTACCAGATCCATCATAGAAGGTACGGTCAACGATCTTACCGTATGTTGCTGTTGAATCATCTGGAAGCATACGGAATGAAACTTCAAACATAGAAGCCTCTTCACGCTTTGCTGAAACTGTAACTGCCTCAATTGAAAGAGCACGATATCCAACATATACACGCTCTACTGAGTCAGACTTGTCTCCATCACCAGTTCCTGGACCACATGCAACAAGACCACGCTCAAGTGGTACTTCTCCAATATCTCCTGCTGAGAGTTGAAGAGTACGACCTGCTGATGTATTCTTTGTTCCAGTTAATGCTGCATCTTTTCCTGCGGTTGCAAGAAGTAAATTTTCTAATGTTGCTTCGGCAAAAGCGGTAGCAAGAGAAACTTGCATTCCCTGCTTGTATAGTTTAGCAACGTCAAGAACCTGATCTACGGCTACCTCGCCGAAATCTGGTGTGAAGGTCAATTCAAGACCATTCATTGTATAGCCAACATTTGTAAAGTCTGGGTCTGCAGAAAGTGTAGATTTGTAAGACTCTGTAGCAACAAATGATGGAATTGCTGTTGCACCTGTTGGTGTAAGTTTGTAGTCTGCAACGAAAATTGCTGCTGCACCTACGATAATATTTGTAGACGTACCACGTGAATATGCCATTTTTAACTCCTTTTTTCAATTTTTTTTCTATATTAAGTTATCAAGACATTATTAGTGCCTTCTCTAAACTATTATATCAGCCTTTTTATGTATAATATGGGGCTAGGTCATTTATAGTATGATAGTCATACTCAATAATAAACTTATTCAAGGTAAGCCCACGTAGGGAAGATAGTTCTGTTAGGTCTCTAACTTCTTCTAGTTGGTAGACCTTTATGTCATGGAAATAGACATTTCTAATCAAAGGCACTGATAAATCTAAAAGAGGAGTTTCTCCATCTTGTTTTTTCATTGTCCATCTATTTAGGTCTTCGGCTGCTGCATCTGCTCTATCTAGTAATTGAGATAAAATTGTGCTAACATCTAAAATTTTGCTGGGAGTTGAATATACATAATACAACAACTGCTCACACTTAAGAGGATACAAAGCACTTCTCCTATATCTAAGAAGTCTATCATATTGAACAATTACGTCTGGCTGTGTATTTAATGCAATTCCTTCATCATCATATTGTGTTGGTATGTCTACTCTGTTTTTACTTAAATCATCAATTGCTGCTGCGTTAGAAGGTATTGTTAAAACACTAAACCCGTATTCATTTAGTGCTGCTTGAATATAAGCATTTATCCAAACTGGTGGGAAAGGTAAATTTATTACGTCTTTAGTTGCCATTTTACTCTACCCCCACATTAATGTTTGTAATCCAACGATAGCCAACTTCTCTACCCTTTGTTTTTCCAATTTTTGATCCTGCTCTTAGATTGCTTTTGTATGCTCTTGGATTGCTTAAGTGGTCATAAATTCCAGAAGCCCTTAAGAATGTTTGTTTAAAATAATAATTCATAAAATTGTCAAATGTTTTTTCATAAGAACCTTGAACCCAGTCTCCTCCAGGATTTGAAACATTAACTGGATTTTTTGTAAAAATTTGTTCTCCACCAACATCAAAAGAAAGCACAGAAGCATTTCTTGGTTTAATTACAACTGGTTGACCATACTCCATAATTCTTGCCTTGTTGTAAAATGGAACTGAAGAACCTTGTTTAATTGATGTTGATTGTTTAAAATTAGAAACAATAGATAACCCTAAATTGCTTACGGTGTGGTCAACTTGAAAAAGCCTTTTAGATGCCATTCCAACCTTGCCCCATTCATAAACGTGGTGCATAGACATTGGATCCATTCTTGCATTTGCATCAACAAACATCTTTAATGCCTCTACTGTTTCTTTTCCTAAGTTATTTAAAAATACCGTTTTTCCTTTTTGCATTCCTTCAAAAAATCCAAAGGAGTAATTAACAATATTATTCATCTGTTTGGCAAATTTTTTATCATCAAATTTAACTTGCATTAGTCAGCCCCACTTTGGTTTTCTGTTCTTCGTAAAACAACTTTATAATAATCTATTGTACCGAAAGGGTTTACAACTGGATCGTAGGTGGCAATTTCATAGATTGTGCCCTTTCCAGAACGTTCTCCAGAAGTTTCTTGATATATAAGTTCATCCATACTGTTTCTTATGTTTGTAATAATAATGTTTGTAAGTGAGTTGTTTTCTTTATTTGTTGACTTACGAATGTCATTTTTAATTCTTCCAATAAGCATGTTTTCATTTTTTGTAAAAACTTTTGCCTTAATATCTTCTGCTAATGCAGTTCCGCCTGGAGTAAAATTAACAATAACGCTTTTGTCAAAAATCCAATTCTTTAAACCAGAGCCATACATATCACGCTCAATAGTTGGATAGTATATATCTGCAATCATTGGATACAAAAAGTCTGTTGCTTCGCATGACATTACAAGACTCCGATTTTAACTCTGGAATCTGCTATATACTTTGAAAGGATTTTGTCAACTAAAAGATTTCCAGTACCATCTAATATTGATTTATGAAACTGAAGTTTAAATTGATCTGTATTATAAGTAGTTACATATCTCTTATAATAATCAAGTTTGCCACAACGAATGTCGTCTATTAACATTAATGTTGCTTCTTTAATGTCAAGAGGAACTACTTTAAATCCCGTTTCTAAAACAAAAGTAAAGTCTGATTGGTTGTCAAAGGAGTTGCCGTAGCCGATTGGTCCAAGCCAGTCTGACTGGGCAGTTGGCAAAAACAAAGGAGCCTGCTCTGATCTGTTATATTCTTCTCCTGGCAAATCTTTAATAACCGCAGTTCCATTATCACTTAACTTAAAAGTAATTCCAAAAATTGCTGGGGTTGCTAGACTGCTGTCATAGTGAAGAATGTTGTCTTGATATACTTTTAAAACTTTATGACTTTTATAGTTAATTGGTGCATAGTCAGTTCCAAGTCCTACATACTCAATTATTTTCTTTTTATAATAAAATCCCTCTTCAAGAACTGCGTCAATAATAGATCTTGCTAAAAATTCTTGTTTTTTATATTCTGCAATTTCAGTTGCTGTAGTTGCTAAATCATTTGGATCAGCATATGGTCTATAAATTTCAAGGCTATCTTGAACAACAATGTCTGCGCCTGCTCCACTTTCGGCTTCATAGATTGTAAGGGTATAAGATCCATCATATTTTACGTAGTCGTCATCTAAAACATAAGATACTTTTTTGTTGGCATTTGAAGTAACTTCTTCTTCAATTTCTGTAAAGTCTGGGCTTTCAATAACTAATAAATAATCAGCATAAGCACTTGGAACATCATAGGTAATAGTGATTGGGTATGGCGGAAGTCTTAGTACTTGCATTATTTAATACCGTAGTGCTTTGCAAGTTCTAAAGCGCTGGCCTCTCTAACTGATTTGTGTTGTAAGTATATATCAACAAACTCTGTTTTAACAATATTATAGCCTTGATCTATGTGTCCATACTTATCAAAATAAAGGTTTTTATCAGAGTAGATTACTGCCTGACTGTTTTGCTCTTTTACTTCAACAATCTTTTCTTGAGTTGTTTTCTTTACAGTTGACATTTTACTCCTTTGTTATTATTATATCAGATTTAATTAAAAAGGGCAGAGAACGAATCCCCTGCCCTAGATAATTGCTTAATGATTAGGAAGCAGCAATGTCCTTGTAGGCAATTGCATCTTCTTCTTCAATTTGAACACCAAAACGTACGAATACGGTGTATTCAATTGTATCTTTCTTTGGAACATATTGACGATTGACGGTAATATCCCGTTGGAATCCCCAAATACGGTTCTGTGGGAAAGTAAGATCGACATAATCTGCTGGGTAGTAAGGAACTTCCATTACGTCAACGCCAAGTACACGAGTGGTACGGGCTCCTCCGAATGTTTGTCCTACGCCATCAAGATAGTCTTGACGATTTGCTTGTGTGCTACCGTTACGGCTTGAGAAAGCCTCAGAAATAGCATCTGCAAGAGTACCGTTGTTACGTACGATGCTTTGGAAAACATCTGTACCTGCATAGAACTTAAGATTGTTCTTAAGTGCACGATACTTACGTGGCATTGCATTGATAATGCCTTGCATAACTGGAGTTGTCCAGTTATCGCTTGTAACTGCTGGAAGAACTGAATCGTGTGCATCTCCATTAGTTGTAGTTTTCTTAACAAAGCCTTCCATAATAGAAAGGAATGATCCTGTTGAACCATCTCCGTTAATAGCCAAGTCTTCGATATCATTACCGAATGCGTTGGTCATCAAACGAACAAGATGATCTTCAAGAGCAGCACCTTCAATATTATCTTCTAGACCTTCTGATGTAACTTCCCAATCAAGACGAATCTTTTTGGTTGTTAGTTCTACTTTAGAAAAAGTAGCACCAGCGTTTGTATATGCACCACTGCCTTGAGCAGCAGCACGAATTACACGCTCACCAACGTTAACTTTTTCAAGTTCCATTGTATTTGCTCGCATTGTAACTCTACGTCCGTCTTTTGCAAGAACAGTTGCATCCCAAACATAGTCAATAAATTGACGAGCCTGCTCAGGTCGTAGAATTCCACTACCTGCTGCACCCGAAGGATTTACAGCGTTTGCTCCGGTTGTGATTCCGGAAAGAGCGGTAGGAATATTTCCTATAACTCCTGATGCTGGAGTTGATACCCCACCAATTCCACCGGAGGCAAATCCACCCTCAGCGTTATAAGCGCCTGGTACGGAAACTCCTGGTTGATTTTTAATGATTTCTTCTGACATATTGTTCACCTCCAAGTGAATTTCTACTTAAACAGGTCGGAGTCTGTGAGGAACCGTCCGCCCCATATTGATTTTTGAACCATCTCTGGTTCCTGAACAATCTCACCGAGATCGCCAGACTTGCGGAAAGCGGTGTCTTGCTCTACAGCATCCACTCTCTTTCCAAATTCATTGTAAGAATCCTTAACTTCTTTAACCTCACCGGAAATGTTTTGGATTGACTTACTTAGATCAGCAATTTGAGCCTGTAGGCTTAATACAGTCTCTTCATTTAATGATTTAACCATTGCTGTTAGATCGCCAAAGGCATTAGCAAGAGTATTCTTGATTTCAGCAATTGCTTCAACTGCAGTGTCATCAGATTTAGCGATCTCTTCTGTTTTTTCAACAGTCTCGACAACTTCTTCTGATTTAACAATCTCAGTTTCAACAACTGCCTCATTTGTTTCAACTGCAACAGTTTCTGCAACTTCAGCATCTACGCTTTTAGTTACAACTGTCTCAGTTGCCTCTGGTACGACCTCAACATTATCAACAACGTTTGTTGTCTCTTCTGTCATAGGACTTACCTCCTTTTGCATCTTAATTGCACTAATGCCTTTTGCACTATCAACTAAGAACTTTATCATTTTATCTTTGTCTGTATCAGACTTTTCAACAAAACCTATATTTTTCATCTGACTTCCACTTGTAGGACTTAATTCAAAATCATTATCTGAAATCATAATTAGTCCAGATTCTTTATCCCAAAAAACATTTTCTACGGCTAGATCGGCGATGTCGCCTTTCATAACGTTTATTCCATCAACTTTTTCAATTGACACAACACTAGCAAATTGATTTGCTGGACTATCAACAAGGGATAGTTCAAATAAGTCATAATCTTTAATAATTCTAATTGGACGATCTACTTTTTCATCATATCCATCGTCCCATTTATTCATAATTCCACCGATTGAAAATCCAGAAAGGGTACCATCTAAAACCTTTTCCCAAGTGTTTTGCGCTCCTTTTGAAACGTAAGCAGAAACAAAAACTCCTGAGTAAAACTTTTTTGAGTCGGCATCAAAGTATTTATCTTCTTTAAATGAAACCATCTTACCAACTGCAGATGGTTGATGCATTTCTCTTATATTTCCTTTAAACGCAGCAAATGCTTTTATGCTTGCATCGCTTGTTACAATGTCATTTTGTTTGTCTAAATTATCAAGAGTTGCAAATCCCGAAACAATTCTGCGCTCTTGATCAATCTTTGAGATTGGCATAGACAATCTAAGATTGTTGCCATCCGATTTCCAATGCGCTTTATTAATGATATCCATATCCTTACTATTATACCAACTATTTTAATACTTTTTATTAATTAGAAGATCTGCCTTCGCCTTGTGCATTTCTTCCAGCAATTGTGGATGGGCTATCAGAATTATTGTTTGCTCTTTGTGAATCTCTTTCTCTATTCCCTGCTAAATTTGCTCTAGCATCTGTTTCTTGTCTTGGACTCATTTCAAATGGAGTGTCTCCATCTTTAATCATTGGCAATCCAAGTTTCTCTCTTGCTTCATTTGGCATCATTACTTGGGTTTTTACATACCGTTCAAGAATTTGAGACTGAGAAATTTCATCAGTAAGCGTAAGTTCGTTAAATTTAAGTTCAAGAATGTCGGTTTTTTCACGAATAATTTTGTTAATTAGTTTTGATATCTCATTCTGTGCTGGACGAGAAACCTGTTCTTTAAATGTGCGATCCTGTGCAAGTGCGTTGGCAATTGACCCAGAATCTCCTCCACCTAATTTAGACAATGGAACCTGATGGGCCACTAAAATATCGTTTCTATTTTGAAGTCTGTATTCTTTAAAAGATCCTTCTTGAACGCCATTTTCAATTGGCTTCATGTCAAACTCAACCTTACTATTTTCAGTATCTCCTGGAAGTGGAATATACAAGGTTCTGTGAGACTGACCTTTTAATCCAGTTTGTAAAAATCTAAACATTTTGTCTTCTGCATCTGCACTTAACTTAGCGCCTTTAAGTGTAATGATATATCTTGGCACTGCCTTGTTCTCAAAGTAATCAATATTGTAGTTTGATGCAAGTTGATCACCAATAAGTGAAGCAAGGGCTGAAATAATATCTGGAACTCCATAATAAGTATTTAATGGAGAGTATTGCTTAAAATGAATAACCTCATTTGGTCTCGTATCTGTTGTTACAGGGTTTTGATTCTTTGCCCCAAAATTTCTAAAGTATGTAACTGATGGTTGAATAATCTGAACATATCCGTCATTTAATCTGCGAACACGCATTGTTGTTGATGGAATATGACCAATGTAACCAATCTCTCCTGTTACTTTACGACCAATTTCCATGTATCCATTTCCAGTTGCCTGTACATCTACATAAATCTTTTCCATAATTTTTGTAAAACTGTCGTCATCGTTAAGGGTTTCTAACCAATCACGCATTTCAATCTTTGCTCTTTCAATTCTTTTACGAGCACGACCAAGAGAATTTTCATCCTCAACATTTTCAAGTTTTAGCATGGTACGTGAAGAAACAACAAAATCATAGCCAAGACCAACGACGTTTTCTACTTTAGCGTCGATAGCAGCATGGTTTGCAAAAGATGTATCGTAATAGTTTGCTAATTCATAAAGGTTATAAGGGGGTGTAATTACATCAAAAAGCCCATAACCATTTCTAACTGCTGTTCCTGGATTGATGGCTTTTGATTTTGTGTTATCTGTACCAGACTGAACTGCATTTGCGCTATCTAAATATGCGGAAGTTGGATCTACTGCCTTGCCAAGAGTACGAGCAGTGCGCCTTTTAAAATTTTGATCAAGATTGTTTAAATTTTTAATAAAATCCCAGTTTTTATTAAAAGGATCGTTCTTTTTAAATTCATCCTCTTTGTCTGCAAGATTATCAATACTTGCACCAAGATAGTAATCTTCTTCATCAATCATCGGAACCATGCTCCTTTATTGTTTGCTGTGCTGCATGAACTGCGCCTAAATCATTCATATTAGGAATGAGTCCTTCTTTCATTCTGGCAATCTGTTCAGAGTATTCCATTTCACTTACACGGTTTACACCAGGATGAAAAACTGGTTTTCCTTCTGGCTGACCCCAATATTCTGCTGCTTTGCGTAATTCCATGATTTTTTCAAGATCACCTTTACGTGCAGGAATGTTTAAAAGGTTTCCGTGACCATCTCCAAAGACCTTGCCATTGGGTTTTTCCCAAAAATATAAACCCCAATCATAGTTTTTTTCAATAAGTTTTATCTTGGACTTACCAACTTCTCCTGGTTTTTTCTCTCTCATAACCATTAGTATACCATATTATGCTGGAGGTAGTACAGAGTTTTGCCAAATAGCGTCTTGAATTACAGAAACTTCATCTGTTTCTAGGTAAATTCCTTCATTATCGTCTACAATAATTTTATTTGTTCCAGTATAGTTATTATAAACCTCACCAGCATTAACAATATACCTACTATCCCTTCTTTTAACTAAAACGTTATTCCAATCTGCGACTGGAAACTCGTTTGTAACGGTGTCCCAATATGCCCAACTCTCATCGTTAACTTCATCCCATGATCTATAAACATTGGACAACTCTAACTGTGACCTTGTTCCTTTATAAAAAGAAATGTTATTAAAGGTCATAAGGTTTCTTAGGTTAATTTTTCCATTAAAAGCATTAAAGTTTAGGTTACTTGGAAAAGACATGCCTAAAACTGTCCATCTCTGAATACTAAGCGTTGGATCAGAAACATACAATCCGTCTACATAATAATCAATTAAATTATAAGAAAGGTTGTTAGATTTTGTTTTTGCAAAAATTCTTCCTCTATCTGCATTTGATGAGTTAGCCTGAATGTAAAATTCTATAGTGTCAGCAGCATTTTCTATTTCAAATATTAAAACTGGGTTTTGTGGAAAACCCCATAAGTCTAATCTTAAAAATAATTGAATGGCACTTATAGAAAAAAGATCTATTTCTGTTGGATTAACATCAATAGAGATTCCACGATATAGGTTGGTTGTTCCTCCTATTAATTCAATACCGCTTTTTCTTGTTAGGTAAAGGTATGGTGCACTTTCTTTGTCAATTAAATATGAGTTTTGCGCCTTGTAGTCATACAATTCTGTTGATCCAGATTCTTGCTCTAAAACATATGGCTCTATATTTATTGCATATCTGGTTGTTATTGGATTAGGTTCTGTTGCATTAAAAGTTTTTGCAGCAAGTTCTAACTTTCTTAAAGAAACTTGATTGTGTAAAATACCAAAAACTTTAAAGGTTAAAAGATAAACTATTGCAATATTATTAAAATCAACTGTTTTTGATGGATAGATCAAGTAGTTGTCAACAACTTCAAACCTTTTTGTTTCCCAATTTGCTTCTTCATTTAAATCAAGAATTTTATTTTTAAGTGCTGGCATTGTTGTTGTGTATTCAAAATCTGTTTGTGTAACATTTTCTAAAATATTTTGAAAAGTAACAAATGCTCTTACGTTAGAATTATCTGTATTAATTGACTCACTATTGTCTATCCAATATCCAGACTCTTCTCCACTTTCTTCATCTTGAATTTCTGATGGTGATGGATAGTCAAAATTAAATTGAATAAAATCAATGTCTAAAACTGTTTCTTCTGAAACATTCAAAGAGTTTTTTGCAAGGGATGACAATGGAGTGTAGGATTCCCAATAGCCAAATGTTGCAATATCAATAAAAAATCCACCATAGTCTTCAAAAGAAAACAGGCTATAACTTCCAACATGATCAATAAAATTAGCATTTGCAACTGCAGTTCCGTCTTCTTCAAAATAAGTGCTTATTGTATTTGTATGCTTAAAAGTATTTAAAGATACTTTATAAATATTGCCAGTAAACATATTTGATGAATTAGGCCTACTTCCAATATATAGTTTTAATGATGATGGGTTTGAAAAGAATTGAGACAATCCATCTACTAAACTTTCTTCAAGAAGTTTTGATATTTGAATTCCTGCAGAAAAAATTCCTGTTGGGCATGCTACTGATTTAATAACTACTGATGGATCTCCTGGAGCAAGGTTATGTCTAAATAGATATTTTAAATTTCCTGATTCTCTTTCAATGCTAAAACTACTGCTTTCTTTTTGCAAAAACAATAAGGTTCCATCTTCATCTTCTGTGACTTTAAAAGTTCCAACAATGGAGTCTAAAGAGTTTGAAAGAAAAGAAAGATTTTCAAAATAAACATAAGAGTTACTCGTCCATTGGTTAGATGGCTTTAAAGTAAAAAACTTATTCGTTTCACTTTGAATTAATTTATTATCAGCCTCTAATTCTTTTAGAGTTTTTGTTCCAGAAGATCCAGTTAGAACAAAGTTGGGCAGGCTATAATTTGGTGTTTTTAATCTTACAACATCTGGAATTAGTGTATCTGCTGATCCAGAACTCCAGGCTCTAGTGGTTGGAAAAGTAACGTTGTTACTATAATTTGCAAAAGAATAATCTATTTCTGCAGTAGAACCCCCATAATATGAATCTATAATCTGCGGTGTTCTTGGAACTCCCTGACCTAAAATATAATGAATTTTTGCAGCATTGTTTAAAATAGAATAAGGATATATAGCAATACAATCTATTTTAATTTGATCTACAAGAGTTTCATAAGCGTAAATTCCAATCCAATCATTACTCTTGGTAGAGTCTTCAACTGAATATTCAGGTGGGAGGGTCATGGTAGAAGTGTTTATTGAAAGAGTGCCAACGTCTTCTCCGTTTACCATAAGTGTTGCTTGATCTCTAATAAGTTTAATATGGATAATCATTGGCCTAAACCATTCGCCAACATAATGTGAAACAAAATTTCCATCAATAGCAAGAGTTAAAAAACAATCTTTTACATATAAACCATCTGTCGATGATACTGGACCTAAAATTCTTTTTGCATCTATTGTATTTACATCTGCTTGTAACCAAAATTCTAAAGTATAATTATTATTTCTTCCAGACTCATTTAAAAATCCGTAGCCTGGAAAAATAAATGATGGCTTTGAGTTAACAATTAAATCTTGCTCTGCCGTAAAAAAGTTAACATCTGACCAAGAATCTTCTTGATCTTCCCAATAACTCCAACTTTCATCTGCAACCTGATCCCAAGTTCTATAGTCAACAACTTCTGAGTGTGGAATTATTTCAACAGCCCTAGCAGAACCATAAACAATTGGAACACCAAAATTTTTGGCAGTTAAAGAATTATTTTCTACAACATAATATCCTTTTTCTGCATTAAGTCCATATGCATCTGCATCAACAATTCCTTCTAGTGATAAATTAATATCAGTTGGAAAAGTTCCTTTTGTTTGACCTAATGATGTTGCGTTAAACTCTTCGCTATGTTGACCTACAGTAATACCATTAAATTGAACATCATAATCTCCTGCGGACCCTCCATCAGAAGATATAATTTTAAAAACAATTTTAAACTCTGCATCAACATTTGTTGGAAATGTAAATGTTTTTGATATTGGAATCCA